CATACCTTTTACACATACAAATCAAATTACCTATTGTAGGGTGGAGAAAGGGAAGAGTTATCAGATTTTTGAGGAAACGAACCGATTTGGATTTTTACAATTGTTATAAGAATAATCAAGACACCAGTAACTGTGATTGTGTAAATTGCATAGAATTAAAAAAATTAAAATGAAGATTTATTTAGCTGGTACTCCGGGAACGGAAGTAAGAGAGAGAGAGAGTGGCAAAAGATACTCAACAAAAGACTTTTATCTTACTGGGATATTCAGGAAGATCAATTTTCTGTTCCCTATGCATTTAATTTAATACAACAAAAATATGAAAATTTGGTTAGCCGGAGTTCCAGGAGGAGGTAGCCCAGGAAATTGTAGAAGAGAGAGAGTTAAATCATTTTTGGACAGCTCGATTATGGTCATATTATCATCTAATTATCAATAATATTATGAAAGTGGAAAATAAAGTAGAATTATTTTTGGATTCTGGAGCATTCAGTGCTTGGACTCAAAAAGTAGAGATTGATATACAATCTTATATTCAATTTATAAAAGAAAATATAGATTGTATTTCTGTGTATGCAAATCTGGATGTGATTGGAGATGTGGAGAAAACATGGGAAAATCAGATGATTATGGAGGAAGCTGGCTTGAGTCCTATTCCTGTTTTTCATGCTTATTTTGAAGATCCAGAGTGGTTGAAAAGATACATGGATAGAGGTTATGAATATATTGCTTTAGGGGGTATGGCTGGTGGGGCAATTACAGTACAAGCTCTTCGTCCTGTTTTAGATAGATTATGGAGGCAACACCTGTCGGATGCTGATGGATTACCTCTATGTAAAGTACATGGATTTGGACTGACCTCCCTTCCACTGATGCTTCGCTACCCTTGGTATTCTGTAGACTCTACAAGTTGGGTGATAACAGGGAGGATGGGAGGAATTTTTATGCCCAGATGGTACCAAGGAAAATGGGTATATGATGATGCTTCTTGGAAAATCTCAGTCTCTAACAGAAGTCCAGATAAGAAAGAAGCTGGACAACATATTGAAACCCTCAGCCCAGGACGTAAAGAAATTGTCCTTCGTTACATAGAGGAAAAAGGATATCGACTGGGTAAATCAGAATTCAAAAAAGTGGATCAATCCCATGTTCTTCAAGAAAACGAAAGGTGGGCGGAAAAGAAACCATCCAATAAATATGATAAACGGGAATTGGAAATCATTACGGAACCTGGGATAAGTAATAAATATCAACTCAGGGATGAAATGAATATCATCTATTTTTTAGACTTGGAAAAATCAATGCCTGAATGGCCTTGGGCATTTAAAGTAAAAGAAACTCAACATGGATTTAAATTTTAAATTTAAAAAATAACAGAAATGAGTAAATTTGATGATGATTTAAGGTTTGGAATGGAAAATAGATTAGAAGTTTCTGCTCAATTATCCAAAAACGGGATTTATTTAATGCCAGTACATCCTACTTTAGATTTATCTGGATATTTAAATTTCTCCAAAAAAGAAAAAAATATTATTATTAATAGGTTAATGGATACCGGAACAGAAAATGGAATGGGATTAGACTTTGAATTGTTTACTAAAGGAAAAACAGAAAAGATAAGAACTTTAATTCGCTGGTTTTCTGATCCTGATGTTTATATTAAAAATGCATCCGATGCAAATATTCTTCCTTGTTATTCTGAGGCTATTATTTTATACACTAACATTCCTTTAAAAGATAAAAAAGGAATAGTTAGATATTATAATCTATTCCCATTCTCTTTTCTGAAAGAGAAAAAATGGAAGTGGATAAATAGTAAAAGAAAAGGGGAAGGAAATAAGAATAGAATTATTTTAGTTACTAATACTGGTACTATGCTTAAACCTTGTAATTTTTCTCATTATCCTATTAATGGAAATTCCGATATATTTTTTACTAATCCTGATATATGGACAAAATTCAAATCTCTATCTAAATGAAAATATATTTCGCTTCCTGGTTATTTGATAAAACTCTTGGAAATAGTTTGACAAAAAAGAAAGCTAATACCCGACTTCTTAGTTATCACTTTATTAAAGAAGGAGAAACTACTAAGGAACAACTTCAACAATATTGTAAAACTGGGAGACTTAATCCATCAAAGAAATGAAAATATATTTAGCTGGAGGAATGACAGTAATATTAATGAAAGGTAGAGAGAGAGAGAGTTAAGTCAGAAATTTTCTACTTGGAAAAGGTTGTTTAGTTTTTACTTTATGAAAGAACTTATTTATTCCGATATTTTAACTATCAAACGAGAACATGATACTTTATATAGCCGCTCCGATGAAAAGTGATTTAAAGCTATGTAAACACTGTCTATTGAGCTATTATGATATATATCCTCTATTCCATTCAGAAAAGAAACACCCAATTATATAAAACATGAAAATCAACAAAACACAATTACTCAAAGCTCTGGAAATAGTTAAACCAGGACTTGCTAACAAGGAAATGATTGAACAATCTACCTCTTTCGCCTTTCTCAATAAGAAAGTAGTCACCTACAATGATGAAATCAGTATTTCTCATCCTGTGGAAGGATTGGAATTAGAAGGAGCTATCTACGCAGAAGAATTATACAGAATACTTGGAAAGTTGAAAGAAGAAGAAATTGAAGTAGGAGTCAACGATTCTGAAATCACTATGAAATCAGGAAAGGCTCAGGTAGGATTAAGAATTCAGGCAGAAATCACCCTTCCTATTTTGAAAGAGGAAGCAAAGTGGAAACCTTTACCTGCGTTATTCAAAGAATCTTTGAAGTTTGTTCTTCCTTCCTGTTCCCGAGATATGAGTCGTCCCATATTGACCTGTATCAACATTAGGGAAGAAGGATGGATGGAAGCAAGTGATGGATTTCGGATTGCAAAACATGAAATGAAATCTGGCATGCCGGTAGAAAATTTCCTTCTTCCAGCATCTTCCGTAAATGAAGTTATTCGAATTGAGCCAGAAAAAATAGCAGTTTCTAAAGGCTGGATACATTTCCAGAATAAAGAAGGGACTATTCTTTCTTCCCGTACTTACGAGGAGTCATTTCCTGATACAGAAAAACACTATCAGGTTGAAGGAAAAGAAATCATCTTTCCTCAGATTCTTCCTGAGATATTGGAAAGAGCTGCGGTGTTTGCCAAACGGGATCATTTCCTGGATGAAATCATTACTATCCATTTAGAAGATCGAAAAATTACCATCAAAAGTGAATCAGATCAGGGTTGGTTTAAAGAAGAAACTAATATTCGGTATTCAGATGATCCTATTCAATTTTTCATAACTCCTGGATTATTCAAAGACATCCTATCTATCACTACAAAAGCTGTATTAGGAAAAACCCAGATCAAATTTGAAAGTGATTTGTGGGAATATGTAGCATTACTCAGAAACGCATGAAAGGATTTTTTTCACGTCAAGAAACTCAGTCCATTTCCCGACCAGAAGGAAAGGTATTGTCCTGTGTAAGTTGTAAATTGAGTGTAGGAGTAAATTCTCCTAAGATGAAACCCTACGGTAATTTTAAACAAAGTATATTGGTCATTGGAGAAGCTCCAGGAGAAACTGAGGATAAGACAGGAAAACCATGGCAAGGGAAAACAGGAAGATTTTTACAAAATGCATTGAAAGAATTTGATTTTGATTTGTTTGAAGATTGTTTAAGTATTAACGCTGTGATATGTCGTCCAACGGATAAGAATGGAAATAACAGAACTCCAACCTCCCAGGAAATCAGCCATTGTAGAAAAGAAGTCTTGAAAGTCATCCAAGAATATACTCCAAAACTAATTTTACTTTGTGGAGGATCGGCTGTGGAAAGTATTATTGGTCATCGCTGGCAACGAGACCTGGGAGGGATTATGAAATGGAGAGGATGGACAATACCGGATCAAGATTTTCGTTGTTGGGTGTGTCCGATATTCCATCCCAGTTACGTTGAACGAGCCGAACAAGAAGTAGAAACTGTGTGGATGCAAGATTTGAAACGAGCTTTGCGAAAAGTTAATGAAAAATTTCCACGTCACCGAGAACCAAAGATTGATATTATTACAGATTTATCTGTTCTTAAAACCATTCCTATTGGTAATATTGCCATTGATTATGAAACTACCGGAATTAAACCACATGCTAAAGGACATCGAATTATTAGTGTTGCGGTAGCAGATAGTGAGGATCATGCATATTCATTCATACTACCTGATACTCGTCGGGAAAGGGAACCGTTGTTATGCTTACTAAAAAATCCCAGTTATCGCAAGATTGCACACAACATGAAATACGAAGAGAATTGGAGTGTTAATAGATTAAAACAGTCAGTGGATGGATGGGAATGGGATACCATGATTGCTGCCCATATATTGGATAATCGACCAGGAGTAGCAAGTTTAAAGTTTCAAACGTACGTTAATTTTGGTATCGTGGATTATGAAAGTGAAGTTTCTCCATACCTGCAATCCGGTAGTAAAGATGGTAATGCCATGAATAACATACTGAAATTAGTGGAAACTACTGTTGGTCGTGAAAATCTCTTAACTTACGGTGGATTAGACGTGATCTATGAGTATCGTTTGGCTATGTTACAACAAAAGATTATGAATTATACTGGGTTGCCTTTTTAAGTATGAAAAAACACTTGAGAATTAAAAAAGCAATAGAATCTCGTATGGAATCATTAAGGAGAGAGAATACAAATGCAAAAGCAATAATGAAACCGAGAATATTGCATGAAAATTATATTAAATTAAAAGAATTAAATAATATTTTAGTATTTATTAAAGAGGTACTTTAATGAAATATAAAAAAAGGAATGAATATACACCCAAATACAGAACAAGCCTACCGACTCTTCCACGACGGAACACTTGCCTTTGCTCGTGCCGAACAACAGGGTATCCGAGTAGATATGGCGTATGCAGAACGTAAAAAACAGGAATTGGATGATGAAATCATTCGTTTAGAAAATACATTTAAGCAGACTAAACTATACCGACACTGGCAGCATGTAGTAAAGAAAGATCCTAACATCCATAGCGGAACTCAGTTAAGTCATTTTTTGTATAATGTTAAAAAATTCAAACCAGTTAAGACTACCGTCAGTGGTCAGGGAGCTACGGATGAAGAAGCCTTAATGGATTTGAATTTACCAGAATTGAAGGATTTGATCCAGATACGTAAATTAAAGAAAGTAAGGGATACGTATTTGGAAGCATTCACCCGAGAACAAGTGGATGGATACGTTCATCCTTCCTTCAATCTCCATTTGGTCAAGACATTCCGTAGCTCCAGTGATCGTCCAAACTTTCAGAATATACCCAAACGAGATAAGGAAAGTATGCAAATCATTCGGGATGCCCTGTATCCACGTCCCGGACATCAACTGATGGAAATTGACTACTCCGGGATTGAAGTCCGAATTGCAGCATGTTATCACAAAGATCCTACGATGATTCAATATATTAACGATCCCACTACGGACATGCATAGTGATATGGCAAAACAAATTTTTATGCTTGATGAGTTTGATAAGTGTGTAAAGGAATACTCTCATTTAAGAAGTGCAGTAAAAAATGGGTTTGTATTTCCTCAATTTTATGGAGATTACTATGGCAACTGTGCTGTAAACATAGCTTGTGAATGGTGTCAATTACCTACAGGTAAATGGAATAAAGAAGATGGTTTTTCTATGTTTGGAGATCATTTAGGAAATTATTTTATACGTAGAGGAATTAAAAGTTTAGAAGATTTTACACAGCATATTAAACATATTGAACAAGATTTTTGGTATAATCGTTTTCCTATATATCGTCGTTGGAAAGAACACTGGTGGAAGCAATATCAAAAAAATGGATATGTAGATTTACTAACAGGTTTTCGTTGTTCGGGAATACTTAGCAAAAATGATACCAGTAATTGGCCAGTACAGGGAGCTGCATTTCATTGTCTATTATGGTCGTTTATTGAATTGGATGCAATTATGCGACGAAATAAGTGGGATACCCGACTGATTGGGCAGATACACGATTCTATTGTATTGGATGTTCATCCCAACGAGTTGGAAATGGTTGCTAAAATTGCTCAACAGGTTACTTGTCATGATTTACCTCAGGCTTGGAAGTGGATTAATGTTCCGTTAGAAATTGAAATGGAAATTGCTGATGTGGATCGTCCTTGGTCAGAATTAAAAAATTACGTAATAACCTAAATCAAATCAGTTTTTAAAGTATAATAATACAAAGAAAATAGAAATAATTATCTTTAATCAAAAACTTAAAAATGGAAACGAACAACAAACCAAACGTAACAGTAGAAGAGGCCTGGCAAATCGTTTACCAGGATTTCTTAAAAAACCTGGATCATACAAATCAAAGTCTTACAAAGGCTATTGGAGATAAAATTACTCCTGAAAAACAACAGGATTGTATGATTAAAATGAAGACTCTGCTGGGTAAAGTTGTGGATAATGAATACGGATATGGTTGTGTTTCCCGGCAGATAGAATATTTAATAATGGATTGTGATTCGCTTGCAGAAGCAATCCATAACGTTCATACTTTTACCGCAGCAAAAATGAAGGTAAAAATGCAGGTGGAATCGGAAATAGAAAGAAAATTAAGTGAATTAATGAAAATGATTGAGGAAAGAAAATGAGTTTGTACTTAAAATACCGTCCATTAAACTTTTCTCAGATCATAGGAAACGAGCAAGTGGTATCATCCATCCAAAATATGGTAAAGGATACCACTTACTGTCCTCACTCTTTTTTATTACACGGAGAAACTGGTTGTGGTAAAACCACTATTGGTCGTATTATAGCCAGTGAGTTGGGTTGTAAAGGATCCGATTTACGAGAAGTTGACAGTGCAGACTTTCGTGGTATTGATACCGTACGGGAAATTCGTAAACAATCACAGTATATGCCATTGGAAAGTCCTTGTCGTGTGTGGATAATCGATGAGTGTCATAAAATGACTAATGACGCTCAAAACGCTTTGTTAAAAATATTGGAGGATACTCCGAGTCATGTTTATTTTATTTTATGTACTACGGATCCTCAAAAACTACTACCAACAATAAGAGGACGCTGTTCTCAATTCCAGGTAAAACCACTAACTGATGAGTTGATGTTTCGTTTGTTGAGGTTTGTTGTGAAAGGAGAGGAGGAACATTTAGCTAAGGTTGTGTATGAACAAATCATACAAGATTCGTTAGGACATCCTCGAAATGCCTTGCAAATTTTAGATCAAGTCCTACGAGTTGACCCCGAACAAAGACTGGATGTTGCCAAACGCTCGGCAGAACAACAGAGTCAATCCATTGAACTCTGCCGGGCGTTACTCTCCCAAGCAACATGGAAAAAGGTATCAGATATCTTAAAAGGATTAAAAGATCAGGAACCTGAAAGTATTCGTCGTCATGTTTTGGGATATGCTCAGTCTGTGCTCCTTAATGGAGAGAATGACCAAGCTGCAGCAGTAATTGAAGCTCTATGGGAACCATTGTATGATATTGGTTACCCTGGTTTAGTGTATGCTTGTTATAGTGTAATGAAATAATAACTTTTAATTTCTTTAATTATGAAAATCAAATTAGCAGAAGCATTATTGAGACGCAAAGAATTGAACGAAAAAGTCGATCAATTAAAAAAGATCAACGTGGAAAATTTGTTCGAAGTAACAAATAGAACTCCAGAGGAAGTTAGTAAAGTGTATTCCAAAGGAATTGACTTTCAGATGTTTCAAAAAGTTGGGGAAGAATTAAGTAAGCATATTGAGATAGAAAGAACTCACGATGGGAAAGATATTGTATCTGAAATTAGATTTATTGCTATTAAGAACATTATTCCTTTATTCAAATTCTTGAGGGATAACTATGAACAGTATCCTATTACAAAAGAAATATACCATAAACTTGTTGACGAAATATAAATATGAATTACGAAAATGATATTACAATTGACGAATCCAGTTTGGATGTAGAATGGTTGGAACAACCCCAGTTGATGATCCGTTACGCTATTAAAGCAGCAGAAGCCCGTCTGGAACGAGATTTGGCAAAGGAACGTCTTGACGTTGTAAAAGCAGAATTGGATAAGGAAATCAGAATGAATCCTGAAAAATTTGAAATTGCTAAAGTTACGGAAACAGCTATCCAAGCTGCCATACTTACAAATTCAAGATATAAGGAGGCTTCCGAGCAATGCATTCAATTGCGTTATGAAGCTGAAGTATTACAATCGGCTGTCAATGCCATTGAACATCGCAAAAGTGCTTTGGAAAATCTCGTTAAATTATATGGATCTCAATACTTTGCTGGGCCTAAAATGCCGCGAGATTTGAGTGCTGAACGGCAACATAGAGAAGAACAACAGCGGGAGGTGGATGCAGGGATTGCAAAGAAATTGATCAGAAGAAATAGAAATGATAGTAATCAATAACAATATAAGTGAGGGAGATGCGTTCTTACAAATTCAGATCAAAACAGTATATTTAACCTCCCTCACTTTTTGAACTTATATGAAAACAATAACAATCATATTATTAATCATTGTATCTCCGTTTCTGGTATATTTCTTTGCCAAGTTAATTGCAATGGGATTTATACATGGAATACGGGATGCATTTAAAAACAGAAAAGAAAATGACAAAAAGTAAAAGTAAATTTCGTGGTCGGGTATCTCGTGATGCTCATCGTCAAAAACAATCAGCATCTAATTATGGATACCTACAATTACCCAGTGGAGTCTCTATGTTTAAGGAAGAACCAGGTGGTCGTATTCGTTTGGATATTATGCCTTACATCGTGACGGAGGAACGTCACCCCGACAGAGATGATGAAAATCAGATTGCTATACCTGGGGATGTTTGGTATAAACGACCGTTTAAAGTTCACCGTGGTATTGGATCGGGTAATGACAGTTATGTTTGTCCTACATCTATTGGAAAACGTTGTCCTATTTGTGATTATCGTTCGAAAAGAATGAAAGAGGGAGCCGAAAGGGAAGAAACTGATGCATTGAAACCAAGTCTCCGTAATTTGTATGTAGTTATTCCTGTCAAAAGCAAAGAACACGAAGAAGAACCACATATCTGGGATATCAGTCAGGCAATGTTTCAAAAACTTCTGAATGAAGAATTGGAAGAACGTCCTGATTATGAAATATTTCCTGATTTGGAAGAAGGATTAACTTTGTATATCCGCTTTGACAGTCGTACAATTGGTAAAGGAGGACGTCCATTTGCTGAAGCCAATCGTATTGACTTTGAAGATCGTAAGGAAATGTACGACGAAAGCATTATGGATGAAATTCCTGATTTGGATAAAGTTTTGAAAATCTACAGTTTCAAAGAACTGGAAATGAAATTCCTGGAAATTGATGATGAAGAACCTGGAGAACCTGTAACGGACGATGAGGAAGAAGAAGTTGTACGAAAACCTTTACGCAAACCAAAGACAATTGAAAAAGATGGTGATTATGATCTTGACGATGATGATGAACAAGAAAGCACCAGAAAACGACATAAAAATCCGGATTATGAAGAAGAAAAACCAAAAAAGAAAATCATTCGTAAAAAATCAGAACCAGAACCTGAGGAAGATCAGGAAGAAGAACCTACCAAGAAAATAAAGAAACCCATCCGCAAACAGGAACCTGAAGAGGAAGAAGAGCAGGAAGAGGAAAAACCAAAACGCAACATCCGGAAACCTGTTTTAACAACAAAAGGAAAAGATAATGGAGAACGTTGTCCCCACGGTCATCGCTTCGGGATAGATACAGAAAAATTTGACGAGTGTGATGATTGTACTTTGTGGGATGCCTGTATGGAAGAAGAAGAAAGTAAAGAATGAAAAATAAAATAGTTCACGGGTATGTTTCAAAATATACAGACAATCTTTTGGGTTTGTATTCTCTGGCAATGTGTCGTAGTAAAAGTAAGACAATGCGGTTGATACTGGAAGATTTTTTTAATGATAAGAGTAAAGAAACCATGTTAACCACAATCAAAGTCTATTTTCAATCAAAATGGAATATGAAAAAAGCAGAACAGAAAAACGCAAAGTACGATGAGTTCATTAAACATACCCGTGCCTATTTACTTAAAAGAGGAATCAACAGATTTGATGTT